CCACTTAAGGGTGTTATTATTGGTAATGGCTCAACAGGTTCAATCTCATTTGATACCTATGATTGGGAATTTAAAGGACAGAAGGGAACTTCTATGGCTTTAAAGAATGTACTAGTAACAAACCTTATCCCTTACGAAGCCGCAGAAGCTCCTGGAGCTGAGTTTGGTAAGACAGATGGTTCTGAGTTTGGTTCAGAGGAAAGCCCTTTTAAGGATGATGCTGACCTAGATTTAGATATTGAAGATGATGAGTTTTAAGTAATCCCTACAGAGGGCATTCGTTTCGGAGCGAGTGTTCTCGATAGGGACTATTTTAACAGGCTTAGGGTGAGGTGGGATATCACAACCATTTAGATATCTACCTTACCGCATTTCAACCTAGGCTTGAGTCCCACTTAATAAAGGAGAGAAGATGAGATATTACTTAATATTAATAGGTTGGTTAGTGTTTTCAACAGTAGCCATTATAGGTATAGCTAACGCAGGAAGTAACTATGATTTCCCTGCAGAGGATACAACAAAGGAGGTAGAATGTACAAGAATATAATTAGACCGGTATTGTTTGCATTTGATGCCGAGGAGATTCATGATAACCTAAAGAAAGTTCTAGTTGTTTTAGGTAAGTGTAAGTTAACTAGATTTATAATTAAGAAGATGTTTAGATATGAAGATAAGATTCTAAACACAGTAGTAGATGGTAACTCTTTTGAGAACCCGGTGGGACTATCAGCCGGCTTTGATAAGAACGGTGAGATGTTAAACATTGTAGGTGAGTTCGGATTTGGCTTTGAAGAGGTTGGCTCAATCACAGGTGAACATTGTGATGGTAATCCAAAACCTAGAGTACATAGGGCTAAGACAACAGGCACAGGTTCAATCAATGTCTGGAATGGTCTTAATAACTATGGGTCTAAGGTTCTAGCACCTATCATTAAGAAAGAGATGGAAACATCTATTGCAGTAGGTGGTATATCAGCGGCAATGCTTAACTTTAATGGAAGTGTTGAAGAAGGTATAGAAGACTATGTTAAGACAGTTAGAGAGTTTGCCGGTATAGGTAAGTTCCTAGTTGTTAATATTAGTTGTCCTAATACTGTACAAGGTGAGCCGTTTATGATTGGTTACAACCTAGAGAAGTTACTTAAAAGACTTAAAGAAGTACGTGAGGAAACAGGTGACTTGAAACCTTGGTATGTTAAGGTCAGCCCGGATATAACTTTACAAACTGTTCATACGATTGTGAATGTATGTGACGCAGAGGGAGTTAATGGTATTGTTACTACTAACTTAACTAAAGTTACTATCCCAGGTGTGAAGAATGCTATCAGGGAGAAAGACCTTAAAGATTGCCCTACAGATAGAGGAGGAATGTCTGGTGAGTTAGTTAGACATAAATCTAATATCGTTCTTAAACAAGTAGCTAATCATATTAAAGCTAAAGGTTTTGATATGGTTGTATTAGGTGTAGGTGGTATTACTACAGCTGAGGATGCTTATTATAAGATTAGAAATGGAGCATCTTTATTATTACTTATTACTTCTTTTGTCTTTGAGGGACCTAAAGTGGTTAGTGATATTAATAAAGGTCTAGCTGAGTTACTTAGAAGAGATGGATTTAGTAGCATCAGTGAAGCTGTAGGGGTTGATCTGTGAGTGGTGAGAATAAAAACGCTATACTTGTCACAGAGCGTAAGCTTTGGAGAGAACTAGAGGGCATGGGTCCTCCTTTAAAGGAAAGAGATTTTAAAGTATTCAGGGAAATAGAAGCCTATGCTCGTAGTGAGGTTAGGCGTTTAAGAAGGGAATAAGATGAAAGTAAGTGATGTATTAGTAAAGGCTCTCGAAGACCAGGGAGTTGAATATGTATTTGGCGTACCCGGTGAAGAGAATGCTGATTTTATGCAGAGCTTACATAAGTCTGAGAAGATTACATTTATCCTAACCCATGATGAGTCTGCGGCTGGTTTTATGGCGTTAGCTTATGCACAAGTAAAGGGAACTCCAGCGGCTGTAGTGGCTACTCTGGGTCCCGGTGTGACTAATCTAGCGACCTCGTTGGCTCAAGCTACTCAGGATGGTGCGCCTTTGATTGCTATTGTAGGACAAGGGTCTACTATGCGATTAGAGAGAGATTCTCACCAGATTATTAATCAGGTTGAGTTCTTGACACCTATCACCAAAAGGGTTACACCTATCAGAGTACCTAGTGTTGTCTATAAGCAAGTTGAGATAGCTGTCAAAGAATCTCTATCAGGTAAAGCAGGTGCGGTTGTATTAGAGTTGCCGGAAGATGTTGCTAAAGAAGAAGCAGTAGTGAGACCATGTGTTAAACCTACTAAGCGTTATCAAGAGATTGATGAAGGCTTAATAAGACAAGCGGCTAAGTTAGTAAGAGATGCTGAGAAGCCCCTTGTTCTCATAGGTGCAGGTGTTCATAGGGAAAGAGTAACAGAGGAGACTAGAAACCTAATCAATAGACTTAATCTAAGAACAGTTAATACTTTCCAAGGTAAAGGTGTCTTTGGAAATAACACTGTAGGTTTTATGGATGGTCATAATCTTGAATTGGTAGATGAGTCAGATGTGGTAATTGCTATCGGGTATGGTCAAGTTGAGTGTGCCGCAGAGAAGCTTAGATTACCAGAGAGAGGTAGAAAGATAATTCACATTTGTATTGAGAAGCATTCTTTTGACCCTATCTACTCACCTGATATAGACCTTGTTGGGAATATGTCAGATATTATTTATAGACTAACGGAGGAGATATGAAACCTATTGAAATTCTAAAGGAAGTAAGAGAGATTTTAGATAAAGATGATATTCTAATCTCTGATGTAGGTAGACATAAGATGGAGATAGCTAGAAATTATGAAGCATTGGAGCCTGGTACTGTTCTTATCTCTAATGGTTTCTGTAGTATGGGTGGAGCAATCCCTGGTGCTATAGGTGCTTACTTAGCCAATCCTGGTGTTAAGATACTAGCGATTGTAGGTGATGGCGGGTTTCAAATGTCTATGAGTGAGTTTGAGACAGCAGTAAGAGTTAAAGCAGATATAACAGTAGAGGTTTGGGTTGATGGTGGTTTTGGATTAATCAAGCAAAAGCAAGATAAACAATTCGGCTGTCATACAGATTTAGATTTTGGGAATCCTGATTATGAATTATTAGCTAAGTCTTTTGGGTGGTTTTACTCTAAAGATTTAAAACAAGCTTTTAACCATACGGGTCCATCATTAGTAGTAAGGGAGGTAGACTATGAATGATTATTTAACAAGCAAGAAACTAGAAGCTGTAATGCTAGAGATGAAAAATGATATGAAGTATAACCGTCAAACTATGGCGGCAGATTACCCATATATGAAGATTATAGAAATTTTAGAAATATTAACAGAGCCTACAAAATGTGGGATGGTAAACAAATAAATATATATACAGTTAAGCTGTCTATATCAGATAGCTTTATTTTTCAATGGAGGCATATATGAAGCAAGAAGGAGTATTTGTAAGACATGAGTCTTGCCCAGAGTGTGGTTCTAATGATAACAGAGCTGTATATGATAATGGTGATAAGATGACTTATTATTGTTTTGGGTGTGAGGATACAGGTATATATCTTACAGTAGATGAAGTAGAAGAAAGATTAAATATAAAAACACAAGGAACGGAATTTATGAATATGAGAGAGACAGTAGATGAAGTAAATGAATTTCCGGTAAGAGGTTTTAGAGAGCGTAAGATTAAGAAATCTGTCGCTGATCTGTATGGTGTTAAAATAGGATATGATGAGAAAGATGGTTCAACTATTCAATATCATTACTATCCTGTTACACGTAAAAGCAAGACAGTAGGTTATGAGCGCAGAGAAGTAGCCCAAAAGAAGTTTATAGCTATTGGCTCAGTAAAGAACTCAGATGAACTATTTGGTCAATCTTTGTTTCCGGCAGGTGGTTGTAAGAGACTAGTAATCACCGAGGGTGCATTAGATGCCATGGCTGTACAACAGGTCTACAAAGATAAAGGACAAGAGTGGGCGGTAGTATCAGTAATTAATGGAGCAGGTAATGCTTATAAACAGATTACATCTAACTTAGAGTATGTAAATAGTTTTGAGGAAGTAGTATTCTTGTTTGATGCAGATGAACAAGGTAAAGATGGTGCTGAGGTATGTGCTAAATTAGTTCGTACCGGTAAGGCTAAGATTGGAGTCCTAGGACGTTACGGCAAAGACGCATCTGATTACCTAGTAAGTGATCATTCTTATGAGTTAGAGAAAGCTATCTGGAATGCTGAGAAGTATTCACCAGCAGGTATTGTAAACTCAGCTGATACTTGGGCTTTGTTCAATGAAGATAGAAGAGATGATTCTATACTATATCCTGAATGTTTTGGTAATGTTAATAAAATGACATTTGGAAGACGTACAGGTGAACTTACTATCTTTACAGCAGGTACAGGTTCAGGTAAGTCCTCATTCGTAAGAGAGGATATCTACCACGTACTTCAAACGACACAAATACAGATAGGTATCGTATCATTAGAAGAGTCGATTAGGGAGACCCTAGATGGTCTTGTAGGACTACATTTGAACAAGCGTATCAACTTACCAGACACACCGTTTGATCGTGAAGGTGATGAAGGTCAGGAAGCTTGGAAGGCAGTTGCCGGAGACGGTAGATTGACTTTGTTAGACCATCAGGGGTCTTTAAGTGATTCCTCATTAATGGATAAGATTGAGTTCATGGCGGCATCTGGTTGTAAGTTTATTTATTTGGACCACATTACTATTGCAGTAAGTGAGGTTGATGGTAATGTAAATGAAGCAATGGATAAGACTATGTCAGACTTATTAAAGTTATGTAAGAAGCATGATATTTGGATTGGAGTAGTATCTCACCTAAGAAAGACAGGTGGTCAAGGTAAGACTTACGAAGAAGGTGCGGCAATTACAGAGGATGCCTTAAAGGGTTCTGGTTCATTAAAGCAGATTGCATTCCAGATTATTGGTTTCAGTCGTAATAAATATGAAGAAGATGAGTTTGAAAGAACAAAAGTAAAAATAAGTGTACTTAAGAATCGCTTTACGGGACATACGGGTCCTGCAGGTAGTTCTAGGTTCGATGATTTAACAGGTAGATTAACGGTTATACCGGAGGAGTTTGTATGAAAGATAGAAGAGTGTTAGAGGCTACATTGGATGTAGTGATAGTGTCATCAATAATGTTTATAGGTTATTGGATGTACGTGACATTATGACTAGTATCCAGAAGGCATTATACAAATCAATATCTTACAGAATAATATCTGTACTGATAACATTTGTAATCAGCTACTATATCACAGGTGATATGGCAGTGGCTGGTGCTATTATGTCTGCTGATGCCTTAATAAAAATGATCGTATATTTCTACCATGAGAGATTATGGAGGACAATATATAAGAAAGCAAATAAAAATAAATGGAGGAAACGTGGACGAAAAACTAGTAGTAGATATTGAAGCAAACGGATTCCAGAATACGGTTACTGAGGTTTGGTGTATATCTGTATTTAATATTAAAACAAAAGAGAAAGAAACTTTTACAAACCACGATAAAAACCATAGACCTCTTAGGGATGGTTTAGAGTTGTTAGCCAATGCAAGTCAGATTATTGGTCATAATTGGATCGCATATGATCAAGTAGTGTTAGAGAAATTGTATAATTTTGAGACTAAAGCTACCTTGGTTGATACGTTCTTAATGTCGCAACTCCTTGATTTTAATAGAAAACTTGGACGTGTGACAGGTAGACATGGTTTGGAATTTTGGGGTGAACACTTCGGTGTGCAGAAGCCTAAACAAGAACAATGGCTAAAGTACGAGCCAGCTATGCTTAATAGATGTGAGCAAGATGTTTTGATCAATGTTCACACTTATGTACAACTTATGAAAGAACTTAAGGCATCTAAGATACCTAAAGATGTTGTACGGAGAGAGTTTGCTATAGCTAAGATTAGCGCAGAGCAAGTTAGAAACGGTTGGTTGATTGATGAAAGATTAGCTCAAAGACACGTTACTTTCTTAAAACAAGAGACATTGAGGTTAAAAGATAAGATTGAGCCTCTAATGCCACCTATTATTAAGTGTCCAGATGTTTGGGTGACTAATAAAGAGTGCAATGAGATGTTAGGCACTGAAGGTGTTAACTATGAAGAAGGTTTGAAAGAAGGTAAACGTCTTAGGAAACCTGTTATACCTAGATATACTAAAGCAGGGAAGTTACACGCATCTCAAGCTAATTGGCTAAGAGAGGGTAATTACTTCAGTAAGTTCGGTAAGAACAAAGTATGGGGTGCATACTGTAGGGTAGATATTATTCCTGCAAAACTTACACAGCACGCTGAAGTTAAGAAACTATTGTTTAAGAATGGTTGGAAACCTACTGAGTGGAATACAAAAAGAGATGTTGAAGGTAATTATATCAAGACTTCAGCTAAATTAACGGAGGATAGTTATGAATCTATTAAAGGAGATTTGGGACAAGATATCGCTTTACATGCTACGTATCAGCATAGGCTTAACACTTTGCAAAATCAAAAGAATGATGAAAAAGGATGGCTTGGAGTTAGAAGAGAAGATGGAAGGCTCGAATGTGTCCCATTTACACTCGGTACGGCGACGGGGCGTATGAGTCATAGGAACTTAGTTAATGTCCCAGGAGCAGGTGCTACTTTCGGTAAAGAGATGAGAGAAGTATTTATTGCCCCTAGAGGTAAAGTTTTAGTTGGGTGTGATTTAGCATCAGCACAACTTAGATTATTAGCTGCAGCTATGGGTGATGAAAGTTACTCTGAGACTGTTACTACCGGTAAAGAAGCTGATGGTACAGATGTACACACAGTTAATCAGAAAGCGGCAGGTCTTAAAAGCCGTAGTCAAGCTAAGACATTTATCTATGGTTTCTTATTTGGAGCAGGTGATGCTAAGATTGGTTCTATCACAGGTGGTAAAGCTAAAGATGGTAAGGCACTTAAAGCTAAGTTCTTAAAGACTTTCCCTGCGCTTAGTAAATTACAGAACAAATTGAGATTAGATTTTGAAAGATCTGGTAAGAGACATATTACCGCTCAAGATGGTCGTAAGATACAGGTTGGGTCTGAGCATAAACTACTTAATTATCTTCTACAAGGTAATGAAGCTATTCTTGCTAAAGAGTGGGCTATTATTACAGATAAGTTAATTAAGAAGAATAATATTGATTGTAAGTTATTAGCTATTGTACACGATGAGCAAAACTTTGAATGTTCTAAAGAAGATGCACCTAAATTAGCATCTATACTTGAGAAAGCTGCTACTATGGCAGGTGAGAAGTTAGGGTTTAAATGTAGAATGGATGGTACTTCTAAGATTGGAGGAAATTGGTATGAAATCCACTAGTGGTTATTGGTGTGAAATGGTGAACGGAGAAAGATGGTGTGTCACCTTTGATGATTATAACAGGGATGGCTTTAGACTAAGTAGCGCTAAATTATATTCTGAAATATTTGGGAGGGAGTACGTTGATTAAAAATAATACATTCACTAAATTGAAGTTAGAATTAGATATAGTTAAACCACTTACTAAGGTTCAAAAGAGTTTCTTTAAGAATTATAGTAGCGGTAAATCACAAGTCCTAATGGGTTCTGCAGGTACAGGTAAGACCTTCTTAAGTCTATTTAAGGCTTTTGAAGACCTAAAGAAAAACCCAGAGGAGTTTAGACAGATTGTCATTGTGAGGTCTGCGGTGGCTACTAGAGACATTGGTCATCTTCCAGGGACTTTAGAGGAGAAACAAGAAATATATGAACTACCTTACAAGAGTATTTGTACAGAGTTGTTCAATGACCCACAAGCTTATGAGAAGATGGTAGAGGCAGGTGTACTAAGGTTTATGCTAACTTCTTATGTTCGTGGTATCACTTTAGATAATTCTATTGTTATTGCTGATGAGTTTCAGAATATGACAGCTCACGAGGCAGATAGTATTATTACTAGATTGGGTAAGTTCTCTAAGATCTTATTCTGTGGTGATATATTTCAAACAGACTTCACTAGACAAGGTGAGAAAACAATTGGCAAATTCATAGCAGTCGTTGAGTCTATGGGTGAATGGTTCGATGTGAATACATTCCAAGTAGAGGATATTGTTAGAGGAGAGTTACTTAAGGCTTACATTAGAGCTAAAGACTTCTCTTACCGAGACGGTTACTAAGAACACCTAGCACAAAGATGTTAGGAGGTTAAGATAGCACCTATAAGCTATCGGTACATAAAAGGAGGTGTCCTATCTCGACCACAACGGTCGTAAGCTGTAGATTCACAACCTACAGTCTGTACCACGTACATGGCTAGCAGCTGTGTACTCTCCTAGGTAAGAGAAAAACTGCCTATCAAACATACTACGTTTAGGACCGTGGTGTTACGGACGACCCCCTTACCATCATGTCACATGATACTACTCTCGGGGGTGCAGGTGTCCAAAAAAGTCCTAGGGTTTAACTTACCCTAGGCATTAATTTAACAAGGAGAAACAAATGGATAATAGACTATTAGAGGATTGTATAAAAACAGTTTTAGAAGCTGCTCATGCAGATGGTTTAGATATAATGAGAATGGCAAAAGACCTTTCAGACTTTCATTCCCTTATTCAAGAGGATGATGGATTGTTCTCAGGGTACAAGACGTATTCTTTAGTTAGTAGGATGTACTACAGAAGGCTTAACGAGTTAGGTCTATTAGATGATGATGAGGATGTATGAGAAATTATTTAGGTATAAAAATTGATTTTAAGAGAGATGAGAAACTCACTGAACAAGCTAAGGAACTACTAGGTAGTTATTACTTGCGAGGAAATGAGAAGAGTCCACAACAAGCTTATGCGAGAGCCGCAGTAGCCTATTGTGGTGGAGATTTAGATTTAGCACAGAGGTTATATGATGGGGTTAGTAGCGGTTGGTTTATGTATAGTAGTCCTATTCTTAGTAATGCACCTGAGCCGGGTGACGAAGCGCAAGGTTTACCAATTAGTTGCTTCTTGGCTCATGTTCCCGATACTCTTGATGGTCTTATTAGTCATCAATCAGAGTTGGCATGGCTAAGTGTTAAAGGCGGTGGAGTTGGAGGTCATTGGTCAGATGTACGTGCAGTAAGTGATAAAGCACCATCACCAATACCATTTATGAAAGTAGCTGATTCAGCAATGACAGCTTATAAACAAGGAAAAACAAGGAAAGGAAGTTATGCAGCATATTTGGACATCAGTCACCCGGACGTTATCGAATTTCTTAACATTAGAGTACCTACTGGAGGCGACCCGAATCGTAAGTGTTTTAATATTAACAATGCCATTAATATTACTGACAGTTTTATGGATGCTGTTCTGGACGGTAGGAGTTGGGATCTTGTGGATCCTCACGACAATAGCGTTAGGGATACGCTCGAAGCTAGAGACTTATGGCAACGCATTCTCGAAACACGTTTCAGAACGGGTGAACCGTACCTTAACTTCATTGATGAAAGTAATAGACATCTTCCGCAAGCTTTAAAAGACCATGGTTTGGAAATTAAAGGCTCAAATCTCTGCAATGAGATTCACTTACCGACAAATGAGGAAAGAACAGCCGTGTGCTGTTTGTCTTCTCTTAATCTTGAAAGGTTTGATGAGTGGAAAGACACATCTTTAGTAGGTGATTTAATCACTATGCTCGATAATGTTATTGATGCTTTTGTTCAGGGAGCGCCACCGGAAATGCATAGAGCTATTAACTCAGCTAAGACGGAGAGAAGTTTAGGATTAGGTGCTATGGGTTTCCATAGTTACTTACAGTCCAAAAATATCCCTTTTGAGTCTGCAATGGCTGTAGGTAGAAACAAGATGATGTTTGAACTTATTAAAGATCAAGCTCTAGTTGCTACCCAAAAATTGGCTTTAGAGAGAGGTGAGTACCCATTAGGTGAAGGCACAGGTGTACGTAACAGTCATCTGCTTGCAGTAGCACCAAATGCAAACTCAGGTATGATTCTAGGAACATCACCCTCTATTGAACCCTTAAAGTCCAATGCATTCACTCACAGAACACGTGTAGGTGCACATCTTATCAGAAATGAACATCTAGTAAAAGTTATGAAAGAGCATAGATTAAGATTAGGTAAAGATGATGAATGGTTAGAAAGGGAATGGAGAAATATTATTCACCACGATGGTTCAGTACAGCAACTAGATTACCTAGATGAATGGGAGAAGGATGTATTTAAAACAGCTTTTGAGTTAGACCAACATTGGATTGTACAACACGCCGCAGATAGACAAGAGTATATTTGTCAAGGTCAAAGTGTAAACTTATTTTTCCCAGCCGGGACAGATAAGAGCTATGTGAATAGTGTACATATTAAAGCTTGGAAGTCTAAACTTAAAGGTTTATACTACTTACGTACTTCTGCAGGTGAGACAGGTGAGAAGGTTGGATCTAAGGTAGAGAGTAATAAGATTAAGGATTTTAAAATAGGAGATGATGAGTGTTTAGCTTGTCAAGGTTAATATGAGTTTATTAGATGAGAGTAAGGTCTATAAGCCCTTCAAGTACCCTTGGGCGATGGAGGTCGCTGAAGACCACGAGAAGATCCATTGGGGCACATGGGAGGTCAAACTTCAAGAAGATGTAGACCAATGGAAACAAGGTAAGATTACAGATACGGAGAAGAATCACATTACACAGATTTTTAGATTGTTTACTCAATCAGATGTGCAAGTGGCTCAGAACTACTGTGACTTATTCATACCTAAGTTTAAGAATAATGAGATTAGGAATATGCTACTATCTTTTGCAAACCGTGAAGGTACGCACCAGAGAGCTTATGCGTTGCTTAATGATACATTAGGTTTTCCTGATGAGGAGTATTCAGCATTCTTAGATTACAAACAAATGGTAGCAAAAATTGATTTTATGCAAGACAATGATGTGAGTACATTACATGGATTAGGTAAGTCATTGGCACAAACCTGTATCAATGAAGGTATGAGCTTGTTCTCAGCATTTATTATGTTACTTAACTACCAGCGTTTCGGTAAGATGAAAGGGATGTGTGAGGTCGTTGAGTGGTCTATTAGGGATGAAACTAAACATGTGGAAGCTATGACTAGACTCTTTAGGGAGTATTTAGAAGAGCATCCTAGGTTAGTCACAGATGAGTTTAAGTCAGATATTTATAAAATGATTAGGACAGCTGTTAAGTTAGAAGATAAAGTAGTAGATTTAGCGTTTAAACTTGGAGATGTTGAAGGATTGACAGCTAAAGAGGTTAAAAAGTATATTAGATATATTGCTGATAGAAGACTTATTCAACTAGGGCTTAAACCTAATTATAGAGTAAAAGAAAACCCTTTACCTTGGGTAGAGTGGATTATAGGTGGCGACAGTTTCAAGAACTTTTTTGAGGGAACTGTTACAGATTATAATGCGGCAGGAATGTCAGGAGATGATTGGGGATGGAAATAATTTTAAGCTTAATGATACTATGTGTATTGGTTATCATACATAGATATTATAAATAGGAGAAGATATGTTATATACGAATAAATGTACTGTATGTAGTTTAATTGAAGACGAGCAGCGACCCATGGCGGATTACAATAAACCTAGCCCTTGTACCGCTTGTGGTGAGAAAACTAGGGCTGTACTAACAGGTACAAAAATTAAACCCTTTCCGGAGGGTCCAAATGGAGGTAAAATGCGATGAGTTATTTAGAACATGTAGAGAAAGCCATTTGTGTATTTGGTTCAGCCAGAGAGAGGTTGATTCCAAAACACTATGAGATAACTGAGGAGATTGCAGGAAGAGCTGTATCATTAGGGTATGCAACAGTTACTGGGGCAGGCCCAGGTATTATGGAATCTGCTAACAAAGGTTGTCAAGATGCCGGAGGTCAATCAGTAGGTATTAGGATTAATTTACCTTTTGAACAGCAGGATAATCCTTACTGTGATGAAGTGCATCATTTCGATAGGTTTTATAACCGTAAATGCGCTTTAGTTAGAAACTCAGATATATTTGTAGTTATGCCAGGTGGGTTCGGTACACTGGATGAGTTATTTGAAGTCCTTACCTTAATGCAATGTGGGAAGCTAGAGAAACCTAGGAAGGTTATCTTAGTTGGTAAACAGTTCTGGGGAGGTTTAGTAAAATGGCTAGAAAGGAATATGGCTGGAGTGACTATTGATAACTCAGATATGGATCTATTTGAATTAGTAGATACAGCTGATGAAGTAATAAATATTATTAAAGGAGTTGATAATGGGGTATAGACCTAACAATAGTTGGAGGAATAAGTTTAGAGGAGCGGACTCTAAATGGGAAGGTGAACTCTCAAAGGGTGTTATGCAGAACTGTGAACATCACCCTGAGAAGATACATTACACTATAGATCATACGTATACACCTGACTTTAAAGTAAGGAATGTATATGTTGAAGCTAAAGGTAGATTTATGGATGCTGCTGAAGCTAGGAAGTATAAATGGGTAAGAGAGTCATTACCTTTTGGTACTGAGTTAGTTTTCTTATTCTATAACCATAAGACACCAATGCCTCACGCTAAAAAGAGGAAAGATGGCACTAAGCTTAGTCATGGAGAGTGGGCATCTAAGAATAAATTTAGGTGGTTTACAGAAGACACAATAACACAAATACCAGGAATAGGAGATAAATGAAAGTAGATTTAATAGATTTTATGGGAAATGACTCAACAGTAGCAAATGCTGCAAGAGTTTCTTTTAACAAGCACAAGGAGACGTTTGATGAGCGTGATGAAAAATTGATTTCTTATCTAGCTGATCATCAACATTGGACTCCTTTTTCACACCCTCAGATTGCCTTGAGAATGAAAGCGCCCATAAGTATCCGTACTCAGTGTTTTAAGCATAAAGTTGGGTTCACTGAGAATGAGATCAGTAGAAGGTATGTATCAGATGAGCCTACTTTCTATTTACCTGAATGGAGAGGTAAGCCTACTAATGGGGCTAAACAAGGTTCCTCTGGTAGACATGACCAGATAGCTAGACCTAATGATATGTATAATAAGGCTATTGATGCTTGTAAGATAGCATATGAAAGATTATTAAAAGAAGGTATAGCACCTGAACAAGCCCGTTTTGTACTCCCTCAAGGGATGTTTACAGAGTGGTATTGGACAGGGTCACTTGCAGCTTTTGCCAGGTTCTATAAACAAAGAACTCATGAAGGTGCACAGGAAGAAATTAAAGAACTAGCTGAATTGATACAAGAAGTAGTGGAGCCGCTATTCCCTGTATCTTGGAAAGCTTTAACAAAATAGGAGATATGAATGGATAACGAAATTAAAGTAGTGGGTAAGGTCACTATTCAAACAATGGATATGGAAATGCCAATTAGTAATACAACAGTTTATGAGATTGAGGACGTACCTTTAAATGATACAGAGTTACGTAACTTAATTGGTTTTCTTTTAGAGGCTAAACAATCAAGTTTAGAGCCTGAAGTAAAAGATGAGATCATAATGCCGGAGGATAAGTAATGCAAGAAGTAGGTAATTACCCTGTATGGGGTATCGCAAGAGCATTGAAGATATCAGTGGATGTTTATGATAAGCTAGATAGTTTAGATTATCCTAGTACATTTGAAGAAACAGCTAAAGAGGAGGTAGAGATTACAATCTTAGGGCTGATTAAGTCTTTAAGAATCTCAGCATTCAATAGTTCAGAAAAACAGTAAGCAAAAATTAAGGGTCACATTTAGATAATTAAATCTATTTGTGACCCTTTATTTTTCTAATAGCCTCTTTCTTGCTTGATAGCTTTTACAACCTGTTGAGCTTTAACTCTACGCTCATTAGCTTCCCTTTTGTCCATACCAGACTCTAAGTTATCCTTATAGGTCTTATTAATCATGTAAGTATTAACTTTAGGAGTACCTGCAAACTTAGCAGGACCCCCATGAGCCTCTAGCATTTCCTTATCGGAGATACCTTGAGCGGACATTATATTGTAATCTTTGTACGCCATATTAACCTCCTCTAATGACATTAGTAAACATTTCAGTTGGTTGAGCACCTAAATCAAACTCACGGTCTAAAGATAAACCAGACTTCTTAACCATAGCTATGATGTTCTCTACAGACTCACCAGTAGCCTCAGCTAGACCTTCAATCATCTTATCCCTAAGATTATAGTTAGCGTGCATATCTTGGAACACCTTACCTGCTAATTGCTTTACAGCTTTAACATCGTTAGGGTGCGCAAAGAAAGCATCATGTACTACTCTTAGTTCAATACCTTGATCTGCAGCAGCTTTAACTAGTCTATGTAAGTAAGCTGAGTCTAAGCTATGAGTAATATTAGGAGCTAGTCCTTGAACTGTATCCTGAATATCTACTTCCATCTCTTTGACCCCTAGAGGACCCTTCTTGGTCTTAGGTTCAGCTGTATAGACAAGAACTTCTTTAGCAGCTCGGTCTGTCTCTATGTCAGGTAATCTCTCAGCTTTGATCTCTCCCCTGAAGGTCTTCTTAGGTTTCATAACGTACCTAGTTAGGTCTGTCATGCCCCCATCGGGTCCTTCAACTTTGAAAGGTTTACGGTTCTTAGAGTTCTTATAAATCTTACCAAGAACCTTGTTGAACTGTTTAAACTCGTACTGAGTCTTCAAACCTTCTTTAAGAGCACCTTGCATATTCTTCCAATGGAAACCCATTAGCTCTTCAGCATCGATACCTGCATCAGACATCTCTAGTCTTTGTCTACCTGTAAGTTGACTAACCAAATCTTTATATAGTGAATCATCACCAGCACCATAAGGTACCTTCATAACGATAGGTTTAACTACACCACGACCACTTGATAGGTATTTATCAGAGAAGAATTTGAAAGCTTGAGCCTTCTGTGGATCTTGGGCTGCTAAATCAGCAAACCCTTTCTCAACATTCTTACTATATAAAACACCTACATCAGTATATAAGTCACGTGCAACTGAATCATCTGGAACACCAGCTGTAAGACTTCTTATCTCAGCATTAGTTAAAACTTTACCTTTACCAACTGGTTCAGTTAAAACACTAGTCTGCCATAAGATACCTTCATCACCATATTGAGCACCAATGTGCTGAGAACCTGAAGAAGGAGCATCAACCTCAATCATCATATCAGATTCATAAGGAGTATGCTTACCGGCTAATTCTTTATCAAACTCGCCTCGCTCTACTCTATTGATTAGTTCATCAACCTCACCTTGAGGTAAACCATCTGGATTATCAAGAATCTGTTCTTTCTCTTTTATTCTTAAATAATCAAGCATATCAGGAGAGTCGCCCTTAGAAGCATTCTTAATCTTTGCAATTTCCATTACAGCTCTTAAGTAAGGTCCCTTATCTTTCTGAGCCTTAAGCCACGATGGGTTCCAATCAGGGTTATCTACATTACGTAGAGCCTCATCACCTTGTTGAAGATACTTGTTTTGATTCTTAGCCCAATGAGCATGTCTATCTAAACCAGTACCTTGTATCTTACTAAGTTTAGCCGTCTCATCAAACAACACTAAGTCATCTACGATCTGATTAAATCCTTCATCACCGTAAGAGATAGGTTTCTTAGCTCCTGTAAAACCATGACGTATAGCACCACCAGAGGTTATCGAAGCACCACTAGGGTCTATCGGGTAAACTCTACCACGTGTATCTACGTTATGTTGGAAGTAAGCACCTGCATCATCACTATTCTCAAAGCGTCTATCTAGTTCTTCAGAAATACGTCTAACAGAAGACTGTTTAGCAGTTCTCTGGTTACGCATAGTCTTAGTTTCTCTAGCTATAGCCTCTAAAGCTTTAATACGAGGAGTAAAGATCTCATCCTTAAGTTTCATAAATTGACTAGCTGTCATACCTTCAGGGTTCTCTAAGTCACCTCTAATTTGTACAACATCAAAAGCTTCATTAAGTTCATCATACTCGTTTGGAGTTAATTTCTCCATATCAAGTTTCTCTTTAAATTTAGCTACTGGTTCAGCAGTCTCTTTAAATGCACCTTTCTTACCTAGGTTCTTCCAAAGCTTATAGAAGTCTTTATCCATACCAGTCTTGTGACTACCTAAGATATTAAGTGAATCAGCAATAAGTGGGAATGCAGAATCTGAAACATCAGCTTTAGTTCCACCAGCAAAGAAGTCAACCTTAGTGGACCCTTGAGGGTACTCTAGTACTTCACCATCTTTACCAATCTTCCATGTACCGTGAGGTTTAACAGTAGAAGGGTTACGAACTTCTGTAACATCATCAAATGCTCTAAGCACAGTACGTCCACCAGCCTTAGCCCAATCTTTGAACTCAGAAGAGGTAGTTAGATGCAACTTTTGACCAAACGAGGTCTTAAGCATATCTTCCTTAATAAACTTACCCATATTACCACGAGCAAACTCTAACATCACAGCACCAACTTCACGTCGTTGTTGTGGAGTCATACGTTCATCACCAGCTTTCATCATCCTAGACTCAATACGTCTACCTAACTTATCCAGCATATCTTGAAGAGATACTCTTTCATAGACTTTCTCACCACTGATGTTTTTAAATGCACCAGCTGAGTTCTCATCTATAATCTTTAGAACATCTGCAGCAAAACCTGCTACGTTCCTATCCGATAAATCCTTATCACCTAATAACTTCTTAATAGCACTACTCTTACGCATATCTGCAAGAGCACCTTTAAAGTTCTTAGTGAACTTACCTAAGTCACTTACTACATTAGAACCTACGTCCGTTAGTATCTCAGTTTGAGGTAAATGTTGACTCTTGTCTACATCAGTAAACTTTCTAGGAAGTAAACCTATCTTTTGATCAGCGAATACCGTTTCCCCCGTTTTAGCAGTTCTATTGGTACGCCCCTCTGGACCCCAATTTAACCACGAGTTCTGACCTCTAGTTTCTGTAGCTAAAGCCCTTTGAGCCTTAGGAGAGAACATAGCTGAATGTGATAAGAACGCATTCTCTTCACCGTCACCTCTAAACCCTACACCTTCTTTAACGTGACCATAATAGTCATGCACAGCTCTAAATACATCATTAGCTGTAGCAGATTCATTACCAAACTTACGACCTGAGTCAGCTAATAAAGGATTATCTTTAAACTTAGCCTCATGTCCAAAACCTTGCTTAGTGGGAAATACCCACATGTGATTATTCTCAGTAACATCTTTAGTCATCATACGAGGATTAGGATAAGGATCAGGCATACCTTCTGGTATAAACTCAATCTTTAATCCACTCTTAACCATCTCATCATACTGAGCACCAGTCTCATCAATCATAGCTTGGTAAGCTTCTTTAACTTCTGGGTTATGAGGATCATGTTTCATCTCATCGAATGCCTTAGCAACTTGACGAGAGAACCTAGGATCAATCTTCTTATACTCAACAGGTGGTTTGTAATCCATACCTGTACTCTTCATATATCTACCAGCAGAGTCTAAAGCAGGTTGAAATGCACCAATAGGTGTATCTACTCCTTCGATATCTGTTGGGAGACCCTTAAGGTTCATATTAGGATCTCTTTCTACCTGTAATGGTTTAATCTCAAAGATCTCTTGTACATTCTGTTCAGGTATAAAAGTCTCAGGTAACTCAGGGTCATTAGGGTTCAATTGATGTCTACCTTGACCTAATTTAGCTGAATCAGCTGTCTCAGTTACTACACCAAACTCACGTGAACCATAAGCTGTAGTCTCATCAGCTACATTAGCTGGGGCAGCGAAGATACCTTCACCTTTACCAGCAGCAGCCGGAGTAGTACCAGAGCGATACTTGAAGTTTCCTTCGTGGATCTCCCCGGGACTATTAGTCCTATGGATAGCTACATCAATAGGAGTATCTCCAAATTCAGCTTGTTTAGCTTCGATCTGTTGTAACCTGTTAGTTACTTGATCTGGCTTATCAGCTAACTTAGTGAGCTTATTTACAGCTCTCGTGTCACCTGCAGCGGCAGCACGTTGAATTGCTTTATTAATCTGTCCTACGACAGCATTGACAAAACTCATAAGTTTCTCCTATTTAAAATAATGTGATAAATCCCCATAGAGGTCAGTAAGACCTTTAACAGCCTTATCACCTAAAGCATCTCTAGTATCCTCGGCTTTATAACCTGTATATCCCCAAACACCAGCACCTACCATAAAGTCTAGTAGTTTCTTAGTTTCCTTTGGACCAACACCTTTGCTTTCTAGCATTTTACCAATCTGACCTAAGCCTTTTTCTTTAGCTACAGCGTTATTAGAGAATACCTTCATAGCTGATCTTTGGAAAGCCTTAGATTTAATTAATGCTTGGAAGATTCCTAAAGAACCTAAAGTACCAATTAGACCACCACCTGCAAAACCACCTGCGCCGGCAGCTAGTCTTGTAACAAACAGTCCAGCACCACCAGCATCATGTGCATTGTCTAAGATATTACCATAAACCTTCCATTCAGCCTCTGATTGAATATCACCAAATACTTTCTGTAATACCTTAATACCGCTCTTATTACCTAAGAAACTCTTAAGAGGTGCGGCATTATGGCCTGAGAATAACATCTCGTGTAAAGCTTTCTGTAAGTTTTGTTTCTGAAGATCACCGAAGTTCATATCACCTGATAACCTACCTAACTCATACATATCATCTAAGAACTCATCTACTTTATGAGGGTCTTTAGAATTAAGAGCACCTTTTAACTTTCTAGTAGCAGCTGAGAAATTATCCATTGCATTGATGTTAGTTTTGTCATTCTTAATACCTAAGAACTTAGCATAATCTTTATCTAATTCACTAGCCATCTTACCTTTGCCTGCCTTACCAGCAGCACTATTAAATAAACCTCTAGCTTGTTTATAGAAACCACCCAATACTTGATCAGCACTAGTGTTAGTACCTACTCCTCTCTTAGCTTTATTAAATTCACTACCAAGAGTAGATCTAACTTTACGTAAAGCCTGAGTAGGTGTAAGATCACCTGATCTCATAAGAGCCGCAGTATCTTCAAGGTTAGCTATTCTATTAACACCTGGTCTACTATGTAAGGTATCAATAATAGCTTGTACTTCATTCTTGGTTACATTAATCTCACCTAGTTCATCATATCTCCTAGTAAACGCATCTTTAGCATCTGCAATAACATGACCAAGAGAATTTCCAAAACTTTCAGAAGCTTCAGCAGTACCTTCCTCACCTAAATTCTTAACAAGGTTTTCCTGTACTTCTCTAGCAACACCTTCTTTAGCAGCTTGACCAGCACCAATAGCTCTCATACCACCTGCATAAGCACTTTTAACGGTCTTAATAGGATGTGCAATAGTCTTAGCAGTACCTTTAACAGCTTTACCTGTACCAGAGATAACCTTACCAACACCTTTAATGGCAGCTGGAGCAACAGCACCTAAAGTAGTACCTAAGCCAGTAGCAATAGCAGTTCTAGTTGGATCATACTCTTGATCTTCATCTAGTTGCATCTCTACACCAGTTTGAGTACCAACATCATGTGCACCTGTAATACCACCAGCTACAGCACCTGATCTAGCACCTAAGCCAGTTAATAACTTCTTAATACCTGCTTTACCTGCTTGATGCATAGCACCACCAGCGATGAACTTACCACCTACCCATGTAGATGGTGCCCATGCAAGAGCGCCAGCATCTTTAAATTGCTCCCAACCTGATCTTGAGCCTTCACCAGTAATATTAGTTTGCTCGTAGGTATTAAACATACGTGATGTTCTTTCCTTTTGCTTATCATCCATTTGAGAGATATCAAAAGCTGTATCACCTAATGAAAGTTCATTAAGTAAAGAGCTATTCCAATATTCAAAGTTTTCTTCTTTTAGGTCATTTACATCACCTTCAAAGTCAACACCTTCTCTATCCTTAAAATCATCTTTAAGATCTTGGACGTACTGTTCATTTTGATCTAACTTATCAAAGATTAGACCTCCATCATCAGCTTCCCAAGACTTCTGTTCAGGGGCACTACCACTTTCTTGTTCAACTATCATATTTTTTAAGAGCTTTGCTGCTCTTGTATCACCAGCATTATGAGCATTCATAAATTTCTGCTCTAGCTGTTCAATAGTATATTCAGACATAATGCCTCCTTAATAAAGATCTAAAGCTGACTGTAAATCAGCACTTCTCTTAGTTGTTGTTTTCTTCTCACCAATCTTACCCATCTCGTGCATTCTCTTAACAGCATCAGGAGCCTCAATAGAACCATCTAATCTACCTAATAAATATTTAGCACCAGGTCCAGTATTAGCAGCCATAGTCTCAGTAGTAGACTTCATTTGCTGTAACTTGAACTTAACAGTCTCCGGATCATCACCCACTTGTGGGATATTCGTAGCGATGTAGTCCATGATCTCAGTCTCTGAGTAAGCAGCACCTGTATCAGCACGTAGTAATGATTGTAGCCAAGCTGAAGTAGCAGACTTGAACTTCTGTGGTAATTCATCACCAAGAGCCAAGTTAATACTTGCAGCAGTTACTTTATCATTCGCATGACCAGCAGCGTACGATTGTAGACCACCTAGGGCACTTGTAAGCTTATCAATGTTCTCAGGATTAGATAACATATTCTCAATAACTGGGAATGAATCCACAGAT